GCCGGGTGCTCACGCTCGCGACGCCTCGCAGCACATCCGGTGTTGCCAATATCGACAGCTACAACACTCGGGGCTGCTTGGCAAAGGCGCTTGTGCCGGGCATCCCGAAACTAGGCATTGCCAACGGCCATTACAACGACCGAACGTTTGGCCGCAGCTCTGCGCAGGTCGCGGCCGACCTCACGACGCTGCTGACGGAGATGAAGACATACGGCGATGTGGTGTACGTGAACTATCCCGCGCTGAGCACGGCGACTATCTCGCCAGCACTCTTCAACGAATACTCCACCGCATGCATCAATGCAGCCCTGGCCCTCGATGTCATCGTTTGTGACATCAGCAAGGTTCAGACGGACTGGACTGCAGGCAACGCGCGGGGCGATTATTACGACGACTTGCACCTGAACGCCCAAGGCCTTGCCTACGTGGCGAACATGCTGAAAGCGCTGTTCTTCGTGCCGATCTATTGAGGGGCGTCTATGGAAACGCACGAGATCGAAGTTACCCCGGAAATGGTCGAGGCAGGCGTGTCAGCGCTCTGGAACGCGATGGGGTATCAGTTGGACGGCTCGCCAGAGGAAGGGGTCCGCGCAGTGTTCGTCGCCATGTTGGCCGCGTCGAACACTAACGAAGCAACCGTTAATCCGGCGACGCGGTAGTCAGCGGCTAGAGTTTCTACGTCTTTCGCGGAGATGACTTTCACTCGATGCTGAGTGGCCGTGTTCGGTTTATAGGCTTCGATCTGAAACCCACCATCCTTGAATGACCACTGTGAATGAATCAAGACGTTGCGACGAGCCATGACGGCTTGTGCCTTATCCAACGCCTTAAGAACTGACTTCAATTTGGCTTCGGAAAGGCCGGCTTCGTAGGTGGCGGCTTGGATCATGTCCATCCGGCCCTTCATATTCACAGTTGAGTAAAAAACTGCGGCGGCCTGATCCACTTTTAACGACAGGAGCCTGGCGAACAGCAAGACCAGGTTCTTCTCCAGCAAATTCGCACGGATGACCAGTACGCCCAGCGCCTGCAATATTGCCGGGTCGTAGTCCTGTCCGAAGTAATGAACGGCCTTCGCGTCAGGAAGAGATTGCCCGGGTACGTCTGCCATTAGGACGCGGGAGAGATTTGGAATGCTGGCTGCTGCGTCGGCCAAGGTGCGACCCATTTGAGCAGTCGAGGCGGGGCCAAGGATGGTTCGGTAGTTGGGCTGCCCGGGCGGGGTCAGAAAATTGAACATCACCGCGCCTTCGTTTCCGTTGCCCATAAGCGATGCGGAAAAACACATGACGGTATCGAACTCAAGGGTCGCGTCAGGCATCGGTTCTTGTGGAACTTGAAATTTGTATGAGATTCGCACTGGGCCTCCGTTTGACGGATTCTGGCACTGTGCTGGATTGATCAGAGGGTGAAAATTCCCTAATACCACCCCCTTTGCCGACAGCACGCTATTGCAAAGAACTGAATGCTTCGAAGTTCGCAGGTCAACTGTTACTGCTTGTGTGAAAACACTAAATCTGACTGGTGCGTTAAAAGGTTTCCCGTCAAACTAGAGGTTCACAAAACACGCCGGAGGGTCTCACATGAGAAAAGTTGCCATCGTTGCGGGAATTGCATTTTTTGTTTGCACGTCACCGGCTTTTGCTCAAGCTGACGGCCCACAAGCGCAATGCATTTCCTCTATCAAGGGGAGTCGGCAAGGCACTTCGATTTGGATGGAATATACAAATAGTTGTAACAAATGCGTGATGTTCACCCCGTCGTTAGTGGATGCAGCGGGAAACGTTATGAACGGGATGGCGATAGGCCAGGGCCCTGGTGTTACTTTTGCTATGGGAGGGAAAATGCCTGTTGGACCAAATTCCTCAGGGTTAGCGTCTTTTGCACTCAAGCCGGGTAACTGGAATGGGAAAGCATATGGGGTCGATTTTTGCCCCTAGTGCTTATCGAATCGGGCGCGAGGGCTGGTATCTTGCTCGCGGTGGGGATTTCACAGTGACCCGCGAGGCAGGGGGATAGGAATAGAACCGTCCGACAGCCGCTCATCAATTTCGCCCGAGCTAAGATAAGCCATGTCGCTCAAATTTTTGATGGTCCTGGCTGATTGCAGCCTTCCCCACCGGGTCACGGATCCGGGCCAAGTAATCCACGTCGATACGCTGGTGGCTGCGAAGCTGATCGATGCAGACTTGCCCGACATCCTGCTGGGGCAGCTTCACGGCGAAGCCGTTGTCCGTTGCATTACCCCGCTCGGCCTCACGCTCGTAGCGTCAATGCGTAATTCCAAGGGAGCCGGCTGACAGCTTGATCTCACCCCTGCCGGTGCAGACGGGGACTACAAGCCACCTTCGGGTGGCTTTTTCATTGGTGTGGTGAAGCGTTTCACCATGACCCCGAGGCCCAGTCTGGCGAGACTGGCGTCATGGTGATTCCATGACCTACGCAACCCCCACACTCTTCATCCAAAAATTCGGCCTGCAGGAAACCCTTCAGTTTTTGCAGGACGAAGAAGGTCTGCTGACCGAGCAACTGCTGAAAGATGCCCTGGCCGGCACCTGGACCGGCACGCCCTCGGCCGAGGAACAGGCTGCGGCCACGGCGGCGCTGGCGCGCATCACGCGGCAGATGGCGGTGACCAGCAGCCTGATGGATGGTTACCTGCTCAGCGCAGTGCAGTTGCCCCTGGCGGCGGGCGACGTGAATGCGGGTGTGCTGGAAGACTGCTGCCTGGCACTGGCGCGCTGCGGCCTGGCCGACGACAGCGACAACGCCACGGACCGGATGGACGACTGCTGCAAGACCTGGCGCGCCTGGCTGCGCGATGTGTCCACCGGCAAGGCCAAGCTGGCGGGTGCGGGTGGCGAGGCGATCACACCAAGCGGCGGCGCCCGTACGGGGCAGGCCACCAGCAAGTTCCGTTGGTGCGGTTTTGGCGCGGTGCCCGGGGGCCGGCGATGAGCGGCGTGGAGCTGCGCGCGGGCTTCAGCAATGCGCTGATCCGCGCCCACCTGGCGCGCCTGGCCATCGCGGACGCGAAGGGCTACATCACGGCGCGCGAGGACATTGGCGAATACCTGGTGGGCGAGGTGCAGGACAACCTGGACGGGCAGAAGCTCTTCGACGGCAGCGCCATGCCACAGAGCAAGGCGGCGAAGGCCCGGCGCGGCCAGACGCTGATCGACAAACACCACCTGTACGACAGCTACGTGTACCAGCTCTCCCCTGGCGGGCTGGAAGTTGGCTCGGACAAGGTCTATGCCGCGATCAACCACTTTGGTGGCGAGACCGGCCGCACTGGGCACCGCTTCATCATGACGGCCCGGCCGGTGCTGGGTGTGGGCGAGGTGCAAGAGCGGCGCATCGGCGACATCCTGATCGCGGAAATCGAGGCCATGCAATGAGCGTTGCCTTGCTTGAAAAGACGGTGGCCTACCTGCGCAGCCAGTTCACCAAAAAAGAGGTGCTGGACGTGGTGCAGTACGGCGGGGAGTTCAGCGGCGGCGAGCTGGGCAAGGTGAGTTATGCCTGCCCGACGATCTTTGTGACGGGGCTGGGCTGGACGCCCGGGGCCAGTGGCTCGCGGCTGGCCGGCCGCAAGGCACGCGCGGTGCATATGGGTGCGTTCATCGTGTTCAAACATGTGGACCGCCCGGCCCGGCTGCGGGGCGCGATGGCCCTGGCGGAAAAGGTATGCCTGGCGCTGAGCGAGTGGAACCCCGGCCTGCCCGACGAGCCCTACACCGTGGCGCCGCTGGAGGCGGACCCGCAGGCCGAGAACCTGTATGGCCGCGCCATCGACGCCGCCGGGCAGGCCTTGTGGCTGGTGAAGTGGACGCAGGACGTGAAGCCCAACGCCACGCAGCAGGAGCTGATGGACCTGCTCAGCATCGAGATCATCGAAAACTGTTTGCCCGGCGTGTTGCCGGCCGCGCCCGCGCCTGGTGAGGCGGTGCTCACCGTGACCGACCAGGTCAACTTTCAACAACTACCTTAGGAGCCGCCATGGCAAAGACCGATACCACCAAAACCGCCGCCGAAGCCGAAACCACGGCACCCGCCGCAGAGCGTCCACGCCTGGGCACGATTGCGAACTTCATCGTGTCCGAAGGGCTGATGCTGCGCAACAGCGAAACCGGCGCCATCTTCGAAGCCGGCGTGCCGACGCTGCAGGCGGTGACCACGACCACGCTGCGCCGCCTGGACGACGGCGATCTGCGCCTGGCCTGACCGGCCGCGCACCTTCACACCTTTCGAACCGACTTCAACGGAGCATCACATGTCGACCCCAGACCTCTTGAGCCTGAACTTTCTCGTGCCCTTCGTGGCGAACAAAAACAGCTTCAGCCGCGCGATTCGTGGTTTGCGCGGCATGCCCCGGCGCCTGCTGCTGGTGGGCCACAAGCTCACGGCCGGCAGCACGGCGGTGAACGTGCTCACCACGGTGAGCACCGAGGCCGATGCCGTGGACCGCTTCGGCGAGGGTTCGATGCTGGTGGCGATGTGGCGTGCGGCCAAGGCCAATGCGGACTACGGCCTGCCCATCGACTGCATTGCCATTGCGCCCGGCACCACGCCGGTGGCCGCGACCGCGACCGTGGTGGTGACCAATGCGGGCGCGAACCTGGCGATGGCGGGCGAGGCGATGCTGTACATCCACGGCCAGCGGGTGAGCGTGGGCGTGACGACGGCCGACACCCAGGTGACCGTGGCGACCAAGCTGATCGCGACGGTGAACGCACAGCCCAAGCTGCAGGTGACGGCGGCGGCCGGCACCAGCACCAACGAAGTGAAGCTGACGGCCAAGACGCCCGGACCGAATGGCAACGACATCGACGTGCGCAGCACCTTCTACTTCGACGACATCCTGCCGAACGGCCTGACGCTGACCACGCCCGCGATGGCGACCGGTGCTGTGAACCCGGACGTGTCGCCCGTGATCAGCGCCATGAACCTCTACCGCGCCACCGAGATCGTGTGCCCGTTCACGGACAGCACGAACCTGGGCCTGCTGGAAACCGAGCTTGCCGCGCGCTGGAAGGAAAACAACATGCAGGACGGCATGGTGGTGAACTGCGTGCGCGGCACCGAGTCGGCCCTCACCACATTCCTGAGCAGCCGCAACAGCCCGCACGTGCACACCATCGCCGTGACGAAGGACCTGACCAACCCGTGGGAGACGGCGGCCATGGCCGGCGCGGCCATCGAGAGCCAGGCCGCGAAAGACCCGGCCGTGCCGCACACGGCCCCGCTGATGGGCTACATCGGGCCGAAGCAAGGCGACCACTGGATCGTCGACCAGCAGAACAACCTGCTGGTGGCCGGCGGCTCGCCGCTGATCGTGGGCAGCGACTCGACCGCCGAGCTCTCGCGCATGGTGACGAACTACAAGCGCACGCCCGGCGGTGCGGCCGACCGCAGCATGGCCGAGGTGTGCTGGCTGAAGACGGCCAGTTACAAACGTTGGTTCAATATCACCGAATTTCAGACGAAGTACAAAGGCTACAAGCTGGCCCAGTACATCACCGAGCCGATCCCCGGCCAGAAGATCATGACCGCGCAGCTCGGCGAAGAGACCATGCTGGGCATCTACAAGACCTTCATGGATGCCGGGCTGTGCCAGAACGCCGGTTACTACAAGGACGCGCTAGTGGTGGAGATCGACGGCGCCAACC